TAGGGTTGACATTACCCATCCTACTCTGTTAAAATATTATTTGTGAAGTAAAATTACATTGGAGACATTTGTAATTCTCAACAAACTTTTAAATTTTATTCCCCAGTTTGATAAATCAATTAACGAACCACTTGTCTGGAAAGATGTGAGGAAAACACTAATAAAGTATTCATCATTTCTTGATATTGACTTGTGTAAATATAAACATACACTTAAAGAAAAAGTATTAGAACAAAAATGTCTTTCTTCTCATCAGACGTAGTAAGAAAAGAAGCTCACCAAATTATGGAGCTGCAGAGTGCATTATTTGCACTATTTCCCACCATTGAAACTATGGAAAAAGGTGAACTTCTTGAATATTTTGATGCTGTTCTTAGTTTAATTGAACAACAGAAAATTTTTGCTGTTCGAGCTGGATTAGCATCTCCCGATGATGAAGAAGCTCAAGAGTTTAAAAATTCACTCATGGAATCAGCTTCTCTGTTTGGAATGAAACCAAACACAACTTTGGCTGAATTTTATGATACGATTAAAGAAAAAATGTTGATAATCAGACAACGTGCCGAAGACGGCACACTTGATTTTGGTTCCTCCTTGACATTCTAAATATCACCTGTTAGAATGCTTAGGTGGACCAGACGACCACACAACGAATCCAATTTATCCGAAAAATCCTAATGTCTTTTGCAGATCTTAAAAAACAATCCAAGTTTGGCTTTGACACTCTGACCAAAGAGATTGAAAAGCTTCAAAATCCTACCACTTCTGACGACCGCCTTTGGAAGCCAGAGCTTGATAAGAGTGGAAATGGGTATGCTGTAATTCGATTCCTTCCTGCTGCTGAAGGAGACGAGCTTCCTTTTGTTAAGTCGTATACTCACGGCTTCCAAGGTCCAGGAGGTTGGTTTATCGAAAATTGCCCAACTACCATTGATGGCAACTGCCCAGTGTGCGAAGAAAATCGCCGCCTGTGGGCAACTAAAACTAAAGAAAACGAAAATATTGCACGAGATCGCAAGCGCAAGCTTTCCTACTACTCGAATATCTATGTAGTAACTGATTCCGCAAATCCTTCTAACGAAGGCAAAGTATTTCTTTTCAAATATGGAAAGAAAATCTTTGACAAACTCATGTCTGCTATGAAGCCTGAATATGCCGATGAAGTGGCAATCAATCCCTTTGATTTTTGGGAAGGTGCTAACTTCAAACTGAAGATCAAAAAAGTTGCTGGCTATTGGAACTATGATGATTCTTCTTTCGCTGCTCCTGGTGTTCTTGCAAACTTTGATGACAAACAGCTCGAAACTATTTGGCGTTCAGAACATTCTCTCGCAGATTATCATTCGCCAAGCAACTTTAAAACTTACGAAGAACTTCAAACTCGTTTGAATGTTTCTTTGGATCGTCAAAAAACTGCTCGTGTTGATCGCGAAACCTATGAGGATGAAGAAGAAACTTTTTCTGCTCCCACTCGTAGCAGCTTTACTGAGATGAACACAAGTACCAGTTATTCTGGACCTGCATTTGCAACTGCAACTGCTTCTACCAGTAAAACTGATGACGAAGATGATGGTCTTGGTTACTTCGCTCGTCTAGCAGAAGAAGACTGAACCAAAATTCACTTTTGATTTAAAAAAGGTCGAGAAAAATTTTCCCCAGGATTTTTTGTCCTGGGGGTTTTTTTATACCGAAACAGTTTTCTTAATTCTTTGTGATGCTAAATCTTCGCTTGGAGAATATTTTACTGCTGCTGTAAATAGAGCTACAAAGTTTTTTAAATATCCTGGTTTTAATATTTGAATTTTTCTTTTATTTTCATTAATGGTTAATTCATAATCATAATTTGTTACAGATATAAGTCCTTTAGAACCAGTTACTACTTTATAAATTAATGGTTCGTATGAATCTGCATAGGTTAATTTATAAACTGGACCAACAGAAGAAGTTACTGTTAGATTGCTATTTCTTAATTTTAATACATTTGAAATTGAAGTACTTACAAGATTTCTAGATGTTGTTTCAAATGCTGGCGTAATGACTGAACCATCTCTAAAAGCAACCAAAAAATTAGTTGATTCATTTGGATCATAATAAGTTATAATTCCTCCTGGTTGTACAATTTCTCCCAGATTATTTTTAATTTCTATTGTTTCGTAATGATGAATGTCGTATGGATTTTCATATTTTTTGAAAATATAATCTTCAAATTCTTTTTGTGGAAGAGGCCAATCGTTGTAAATATTTTTAATTTTATTTGTTACTAAAAGAACCCAATCATATTGAGAATCTCCATAGACAGATGCCGCAATTTGATCTGGACGAGCACCATCTTTAATGAAAAGTTCTACAAATAGATCAGTTGAATATGCCGAATTATCAATATCAAATTGTCTAAAAATATTTTTTGCGATAATAAAATCTTGTTCAGTATATTTGTACTGAACTTTTTTGTCTGAAAATTGAAGATCTGGAAGAATTGAAAAATACATATTTTTTATGCATTAATGAGGTAATTAGTAATATCTTCTTGATATAAAGCGTTCACTTCGGTTAATGTAAATGATATTGTTGTAGCAACAACAGTTGCAACACCTGAAGTCCCAAAATTATCAAGAACTGTATAATTACCAGTTGGGGTAAAATCAATATTTAAATTAGTCAAAGCACATGGGTTTGGTGAAATTATATATGGATGTGAGGTGCTTGAATTTCCGCTTCCACTTCCGTTTCTCTTATATGTGATTCTGACAAATGGTGGTTGCTTGATGAATCTTCGGAAATTTTGATCATTAGTAAATGTACCAGTACCAACAGTAGCAAGTCCTCCCAATAATCCAGCAACATTTGCTGTTGCAGGAATTAAATTTGCGTTATTTGCAGCTTGACCTAGAGCAGTGTTTAGAGCACCGTTTAATGCCTGTCCTGCAGCATTTCCACCAGCATCCAAAACTCCAGTAGTTAAAAAAGAAGCAAGACTTGTTGAATTTGTGGTATTAGATTCTGTGGATGGAACACTACAATATCTGAAAAAATTTACAATTTTGTAAATTTGTTGTGCGTCTGAATCAGATTTTGCAAACAACATAAATTGATAATTAAATCTTCTAAAATCTGGACCATCATATAAAACTTCCAACATTGGATTGTAAATAATTCCTCCAGTAGCCGACAAAACAGCATTTGCAGTCAAAGAGGATGCTCCCAATTTTCCCGCCGCATTTAAAGCAGCATCCATAACATAATTTTCTAAATATTTTCTTAACATATTTGTAGCAAGTCCTGTTGACCCCTCTGCAATTAATTTTCCAACTTCAGGACCAAGAGTATTATTTGTCCATTGCTGAGAATAATTCTCGGTGATTTTTTGTGGCATGTATAATGCGACACTATCAGTTGACGCAAATGGACTACTATTATCTTTTACAAAAACATTAGTAGCTGCATTATTTGAATAAATGTATGTGCTACTACCATTTGAAGTTCCACCGTTATAATTTTTTCTTACAGGTTCAAACATGACAAAATCAGTAGCTATTTGACTATCTGATGACGAAAAATCCGCTGGATATCTTGCTATTGCCATGTTATTTTTCTATAAACTGTTCTAGTGGTAAGGAGGCAATGAATTCCCAATCTTCACGGGCAACTTCAAAGAAAAATGTCTGTAGTTGATCAAACAAATACGAATGAATCGTTTCTTTGGGCAGTATTTGATTACTATTATTTAGAAGAGATTTTACTACTTGTATACGTGCTTTTCCTTTAATATAATGTAAATTTGCACCAATCAATAATTTATTAGCCACAGTTATTTTCAAAAAATACATTAATGGATATACATCCCATTTCGGCAACATAGCTTTCCATTTTGCATCATAATGGAAAAAATATAATTTATTTTCTTCTGGTTGATCAACTTCATTTTTAGACAAATAATCATAAACTTGTTGACGATACCAAGTTGGTGAATGAGATTTATTAGCTCCTGCTTTTTGTATAATATATTTTTCCAATCCACCTTTCGTTTGGATTTCAGTTTTAAATCCTTTTGAATCTTTTTTTGCCATCAGACGTTAAGATGCTCCTCGGTAAGAATTTTAAATTCCATATTCCTGTCGGCACAAAATTCTTTTGCTGCTTCCCATTTAGCCATATTTTTTACATATGTGGTAACTTCTTGAATATATTTTTTAGTTTTTCTTTGCTGAACTGCTGGTTCTTGTGTTTGTTTTTTTGGTTTAATCTCTATGAGATATTTTTTAATTCCATTTGACGTATTGATTTTAATATAAAAATCAACGAAATATCTATGATATCTATTATCTAAAGGTGAACGATATGGAACTACAATTTCTTCGCTTCCCCATTCTAAAATATTTGAATTATAATCACACCATTTCATAAACTTAAGTTCCCACAAAGAACGATAATAAACCTCTGTGGGATTTCCTCTATATTTTTTAGTATTTGTGGGGTAAAACTTCCCAGAATACGCCATAAATAAATCTAGGATTCTATTACCTATTTAGTGCTTAATGACCAATGCCATAAGCAAACTTCGTTCAATAGTTGAAACTGATGCGGGAATGTCATACTCTAATGAGTATGAGGTTTCTTTTAGCATTTCCAGTTCAAAATTAAAAACTGTTTTATCCAATGCTGGATTTTCAACTGATGCTGAAGGAAGTGCTCAAAGCAATATGCTTTTTCTTTGCGATGAAGCTTCTCTTCCTGGGCAATATGCAGCTACACAAGAAATAGACGGTATGTATACTGGTCGTCTCTTGCAATTTCCCCATGGGAAGTTGTATAATGACTTTTATTTGAGCTTTATGATGACAAATAAAGCTGATCCTTCAAAATTTTTTGATGCTTGGTATTCTTTCATGTTTCCTGAAAGAGGATTGAACAGTGGCACTAGATTAGATGAAAAAGATTTTGATAATAAAGCTTCCAGAACAAACATCACTACTGTAAATTATTATGATGATTTTACATGTGATTATATTAAAGTTCGAAAATTTTATAAAACACCATTTGCTGCAAATGGTGGAGATTCAATCGTGTATAAATTATATAAGGCATATCCATATAACATAGAGACAACACCTCTTGCATATGGACCAGCTATAGTTACAAAATTAAGAGTTAATTTTAAATACGAAAAATTTGTTGTTTCAGGTTATTAAACGCGAGGTTATTTGAATGGCACTTCCCCAGATTAATGCACCAGTTTATGAACTTACTCTTCCTTCAACTGGTAAAACTGTAAAATACAGACCCTTTTTAGTAAAAGAAGAAAAAATTCTTCTTCTTGCTATGGAATCTGAAGATCAAAAAGAAATTACTAATGCAATCATTCAGATTGTTCAAGAATGTGTTCAAGGTCGAATTAAAATTGAATCTCTTTCTACTTTTGATATTGAATACTTGTTTTTAAACATTCGTGCTAGATCTGTTGGTGAAGTTTTGGAATTTACCGTAACTTGTCCAGATGATAATGAAACTCAAGTTGATGTTGAAGTTAATATTGAAGATATTAAAGTAGAAAGATCAAAAGATCACACGAATAAAATTGATTTAAAAAATGGATATGGGTTAATTATGAAATATCCAAATGTCAAATATGTTATGGAAAATGATGCTAAAGAATCGCGACCACAAGCAGAAATAATGTTTGATTTTGCTGTGGATTGCATCGAACAAATATACAACTCAGAAGAAATTTGGGAATCTTCTAATTCTACAAGAGATGAAATGGTAAAGTTTGTTGAATCTTTAAATCCCACACAATATCAAAAGGTTCAAGAATTTTTTAATACTATGCCAAAATTGAAACATACATTTAAAGTTTATAATCCAAAAACAAAGGTTGAAAGTGATATCACAATTGAGGGCTTGGGAAATTTTTTCGCATAGCAGTTTTCCAAAATTCTCTGGAAAACTTTTATAAATTGAATTTCAATTTGATGCAGCATCATAAATACTCTTT